GATGATGTTAATAGGGCTAATGCAGAGGCTAGTGCCATGATATTTGCCGAGAGAACGATTAAGCCGCTTCTAAGACGATATGTTGAAACTTTAAATGTTTATTACCTACCAAGATTTGCTGGTAAAAGTGAGAATCTATTTTTTGACTTCGTAGATCCTACTCCAGAGAATCGGGAATTGATCCTAGATGAAGACACAAGACTCTTGGAGAAAGGAGCAATTACCATTAATGAGGTTAGGCAGAAGCGAGGGCTAGATAAAATAGAGGGTGGCGATACTCCATTAATTCCGATGGGCTTAACCCCGTTAGGGATAACGCCTAAAATAGACCCATTGAAAGATAAAATTAAGAAGACCCTAAAAGGATCTGACTTAACATTTGAAATAAGGGGGGCGATGCTTCAGAAGCGGATGGTTAAGCGAGTGGTCAAATGGGAAAAGTTGGTTGATTCTGTCAGTAAAGATAATTTTGATGATATGGAAGCCGAGATGCTTTCCAATCTTAAATCCGCCACTAAGTCCGTTGATGGCAAGAAGTTATTAAATGTAGCAAAGGCAACTTCATTATGGTTCAGGAGTTTAAGACCGATTGTAAATGATATTTATGATGATGAGGGAGCTTCAGCACTAACATTTTTGGGGACAGGATTAGTCTTTGATGTAACAACCGCTCCTATCCAAAGAGAAATTACAGAGGGTCTGAAGCGAATGAGCAAATCTGTAGTCAGGGAAACAGTAATGCTAATTGAGAAAGATTTAAATGCTGGACTAGCCGCAGGGGAGGGAATTGACGGATTACGGAAACGATTGATGAATTCCTTTAAGGGTATGAAGCGATACAGAGCAGAAAGAATCGCTAGGAGTGAAGTAATAACTGCTGCTAATAAAGCGACTGTAGAAGCATGGGTTCAATCAGGAGTAGTGGAAAAGAAGATTTGGTATACAGCCCTAGATGAAAGGGTATGTCCGACCTGTAATGCTATGCATGGACAAACTGCCAGTTTGAAGACTCTCTTTATTAAAAAGGGCGGTAGTATGATTGGGACGGATAATAAGAAATATACTTATGATTATCGGGATATAGGTGAGCCAGCGTTGCACCCCAACTGTAGATGCACTTTAGTCCCCAAGCTATTTGGTAAGACAGTAACCGCTACAACCAAAATAGAGAGAAAGATTAAAAAAGAGATTGTCCCAGATAATACGAGTTTCCTAGAATTGAAACGGAAAGTAAATGAAGCTATAGAGGGAGAACTAACAGGAGAGGAGGTTGATAATGGATAATTTGTATATGAAAATAGCATATTGGCTACCCAAAAGATTGGTTGCTATGGTGGTGATAAGGGCTTGGAACGAATTATTAATGCAAGGTAAGAGCCCAACCATAGATGAGATAGTTGGATATTGGAAAAACTATGAAAGATAAAAAGAAATTAAAGAATTTGCGTAAAGCCCGTAGAGAGATTGTCCGCAAAGAATGGGAAAAGGAGGAGGGCAAAGTAGAGGTTATGCTTGACCTTATGGATAAGATTGAGGATTTGCCCGAAGAACTTAATCGGAAGATTTATGTGAAGACTACTGTAGATAGCCAAGAGGTAGTCAAGGAGCTTAAAAATGTTTCAGATACTATTCTACAAAACGCCCAAGATGTTATCGGAGGGCTTAAGATCCCCGAACCTGTAGATGAAGTATCGGTTAAAAACTTAGAAGACATAGCCTTCCCAGAATATCCAGCATTTCCTAAGGAGATGGTAGTCAGTAATCTGAAAGACCTGAAGTTAGAGACAGTTAAGCTCAATCCGATAATCAGAGTTATGGAGAGCCAGCATAATGCTTGGCTTACCAGATTTAACAATTTTGCCAAGGCTCTCTATGCAAAGGAGAAGCCTATTTTTGTAAAGGTCTTAGGTGCCGATAACCGAGTTATTGACACTTTTAGCACCGTGGCTATGGCTGGTGGCAGTGGATTCGGTGGTTTTCAATTACCAACCTACCAAGCAACAATTCAAAATGCTTTGGTTACAGGAGGTTATCCATCGGCTCAAACTTTAATCACTGCTACTGGCTATGCTATGAAAAAGACCGATTTCGGTGGTGGTGTAGCTGGGACAGAATGGTATGACGGGCAAAGCTCTACATCTTCCACGGGTTCAATCGGTAAATTAATGATGTATTGGGATTCTACAGGTGGGACGATGGTAGCGGTAACTGCGGCTAATCCTCTACCCGTAGATGCGACTGTTAATGTAACCATAGAAGCAACTGGTGGACAGAGTCTAATAACTTATGGCAAAACTTCTACTGGCGGGGTAGTCGCTCATCAAGTAAGCACAACTGGAGAACAAAAAGTATTCGCTAGTGATTTAGATATAAGACAACTTAGTTCGACAGGTAGTGCTACGGGAGACCACTTGGGGCTCATTTCTGCTTCGGGGACTATGATTGCGATTAGCCATTTGATTGCCAGAAGTTGGCTGTTAAGCTCCACTGGTTCTGCCACGGGAGACCATGTAGGAGTGATGACTTCTACGGGCTACATGATGAAAAAAGGAGACTTTGGCGGTGGCTCTACGGGACCATTCTATTTAGGCATTCAACCCATATCTGCTACTGGGACAATCGCTGTAACTCAATCAGGGATTTGGAGTGCTGGTAGAACTTGGTTACTCAATTCTACGGGTTCGGCGACTGGAGACCATGTTGGCTTAATATCTTCTACTGGTGGACTATTGAGCAAATCCGATTTCGGAGGTGGTTCAACGGGGCCATTTGAGGTAACTTCTCCTAATGCGACTGGTTTCCTAACTCAGTCAATGTTGGCTACTTCTACTGGTGGAATCTATGATGGGCGTGATAGAAGTTGGAGCCTAGCGACTGGAACAGATAGTGTAACTGCTATTATCTCTGGGACTGTTGCTGTTACTCAATCAGGAACTTGGAGTGTAGGCAGAACTTGGATATTAAATTCTACTGGTTCTTCTACAGGAGATTTAGTAGCTCTCGTATCTTCTACTGGTGGGATTCTAGCTAAAAGCGACTTCGGTGGTGCTCCTGCGACTGGACCATTCGATGTTTTATCTGACAACGCAACAGGCTTTAAGGTTCTGACCACTAGGGACTGGCTGTTATCTTCCACAGGTTCTGCGACTGGAGACCATATAGGTCTGATGTCTGCGACAGGCGGTCTATTTTCTAAAACAGATTTTGGGGCAGGTGCCACAGGGCCATTCGATGTTCTCTCGGATAATGCCACAGGATTTAAAGTTTTAACTACAAGAGATTGGTTACTCAGTTCTACTGGCTCGGCTACAGGCGATCACTTGGGGATTATGTCTTCAACAGGAGGATTGCTTAGTAAGTCAGATTTCGGTGGAGGATCTACTGGACCGTTTAATGTATTATCGGCTGACTCAACGGGCTTCCTATCACAGACTAAGCTGATGACCTCTACGGGAGGGATCTATGATGCCAGAACTAGAAGCTGGAGCTTATCATCTACTGGGGATAGTATTGATACCACTAGGAGCTGGTTGTTAAGCAGCACGGGATCTGCCACAGGGGATCATGTAGGGCTCATATCATCTACGGGAGGATTGTTCGCTAAGACTGACTTTGCTTCAGGAGCAACTGGTCCATTCGATGTATTAAGTGACAATGCTACTGGCTTCAAGGTTACGACTACTAGGGATTGGCTACTCTCATCTACAGGGTCTGCGACTGGGGATCACTTGGGCATAATGTCTTCTACTGGAGGACTATTACAAAAATCAGACTTTGGTGGTGGATCTACCGGTCCATTCGGAGCAGATTTAAGAGTTGGTTCTGCGGCAGTAACAGATGCTAATGCTGTCCCTATTGAAATGGGACTTAAAACAACCGCTAGGACTACACCTGCGGCTATCAATGCTTCATCTACTGGAGATAATACGATTGTAGCGGGGACTGCTAGCCAGACTATCAGGGTTCACAAATTATTCTTTACAGTAGCGGAAAAAACTAACGTAACTTTTAAGAACGGAACAGGCACTAACTTATCTGGGGCGATGATGTTTACTGCTGGAGGTTCCATTATGCTTAACTTTGATGCAGAACCTTACTTTATTACTACTACTGGAAATGCCTTTATTATCAATATGTCTGACGGAGTGCAAATGTCAGGAACAGCCTACTACTCTAAGTCTTAATTTATGCCTACTGGAGCATTAAAATCTTTTGGGGCTATGCCTCCTAATCACAGTTATAACCCTGCGGAGAGTTTAGCCAGCCCCTCCATGAGTGCTTTTGTGATTGATTTCATATGGGAGCCTCTAGTATCAGCAACGGAGACTTGGACTGGCAATACCACTTATCTAGTTTGCAGTATCTTAAATGGCATGCCTGACCCAGCTACGGGAGATTCCACCCTTACACTATTTTTTCATTTACCTTACGATTTTGGTGGTTGGGCAGATACCGCTTTTCAGATAGATTCTTCGGCAGGGGCTACTGGTTGGGGCAGTGGTGGTGGTGGATTAAAGGTAGAGATTTACGACACTTCAGAGAGCTTAGACGCCACTGTTACTAAAATTAACTGGGCGGTTGCCAACACATTTGAAACGGAGGAGTTATCTAGCACAGGGCTTGACGGGACTTGGCTAGCTGGAGATTGGTTTATGGTTAAAGTCGGAGGATATAAAGATGGTTCTACTACAGGAGGCGGTTTTGGTTTTTTAAAGTTAAGGGCGGGTAAGTTAAGGTTTAACTATATTTCAAGATGAAAAGTGGAATTGAAAACAGATTTGGTATTTATCAGACATTCGGAGCGACTCCTCCCTATCATGCTTTTAATCCGACTGAGAGTAAATCCGTAAGTGGTGCTGGTTCTGTTACTGATTGGACTTGGGCTCCAAACACTAATATTGCAGAAACTCATAGTGGTAATAGGACTTGGCTAATGGCGAATATCTTAAATGGAGATATGGCTACAGGGATAGAGCAGACTACAGTGGTTCTTTGGTTTGACCTCCCCAATGATTTCGGAAGCTGGGACAAGACAAGTGCCATCACGATAGATTCTGCGGCTGATATAACGGGTTGGGGTAATGGCAATGCTGGTTATGAAGTAAAAATATACGATACTGCAAATAGTTTAGACCATACCGAATTTAAAGTTAGTTGGACTACCACGGGAGTTTTTGAAACAGATACCCTTACTGGTGGAAGCACAGGAGATATAAATGGGACTTGGACTGCGGGGGCATCATTTAGGGTTGAATTATCAGCTAAAAAGGACGGGACTACTTCTACAGGTGGAGGACAACAATTCCAAGAATTGCGTGCTAGCAGAATTAGATTTAATTATAATGCGTTATGAATATCAACAATCCCTTAGGCACAATTAGGTCTTTCGGCATGACACCACCTGTCCATGGCTTTAATGATACAGAGGGTTTGACTACGCCTAGCTCTGCTACGGGGTATGTTGAGGACTGGAGATGGGGATTAGCTACAGGAACGGGGCAGACTTACACCACGGGCAGAAGTTGGCTGGAAGCTGGGATAATGGACGACAACAGAGATACAGATGTTGCTTGGACTGAAATAACCATATGGGTTACTGTCCCTGAAGATTTTAAATCATGGGACACGATTGCTGCCGCTAGCTTTGATACTTGGGCTTCTGTTGCTGGTTGGGGGCGGACCAATGGCACACTTTCATTTACTGTCTATGATACTGCTGGAAATTCAGACTATGTTTTAAATAAGAATAGCTGGAGCGGAGCCTCTACTTGGGAAACAGTCAATGCGACTGCGACAAATTTAAACGGGACTTACACTAAAGGTAAAGAGTTTAGGGTGATGTTTACTGCTTCTCGTTTAGGCACGACTTCCACTCCCCCAGATAGCAACACAATGGAGCAAGTGCGTGTCGGGAGACTGAAATTTAAGTATAATGCCGAATAATAACTAAACAGTGCTATAATGTAGCATGAGAGACGATTATGGAAAATAGAATATACACAAAAGCCAAGGTAGAGAAGTTAGGCAAGGGCAAAATGCGGATTGTCGCTTCTACAGAAGCCATCGATAGAGATGGCGAAGTTATCAAATTAAACGGGTGGGATTTAAAAGCATTTAAGCAGAATCCAGTTTTCTTGTGGGCTCATAACCATGGAGAACTACCATTGGGCAGATTCTCCAGTATTAAAAAGGATAATACAAATCAACGTCTAGTCGGAGAAATTGAATGGGCAAGTGCCGAAGCCAACCCCATGTCTCCAAGGGTTCAAGCTCAATTTGATGAGGGGATCATGACAACCTTTTCGGTTGGATTTATCCCCAAAAAGAGAGATATCGACAAACCGAATATTATTACTGAAGCAGAATTGCTGGAAGTATCGGCTGTCCCTGTCCCAGCTAATCCCGAAGCTCTGATGTTAATGTCCGCCAAGGGAATTTCCAAAGATGCTTTCACTTTTAATATCAAAGAGATGATTGATTATGTTAAGAGAAGCAAATATAACCCCAACGAATTAGCTGATTTCTTGAATGAGAAATGGAACAAAAAAGATGTTATCCCTCATACTAAGTTTGAATTAGCGGCTAAAGGAGCGGAGTGGAATGAGAAAAATGCAGAGGGTAGCGTATTAGCTTGGGCAACAGAACAGGCAGAGAATAATACTGCTTTTGTAGATTTTGCCAAGTATCGTAAAGGGTTCACAATCAAGTCAGGCGAAACAGAAAAGCCCGATTCATATAAGTTGCTACATCACGATTACCAGAATAAGCTCGTAACTGTCTGGAGAGGCGTGGTAAAGGCGATGGCAGAAGTATTGAGTAACGATTCTAAGATCCCTAACGAAGAAAGACGGGGTGCTTATAATCACTTAGCTAAACATTATCAGGAGTTCGGAGAGGAAGCTCCTAAGTTTGCTAACTACACAGATATAGAGCTTAAAGAAATATTCGGAGAAAAGGAAACACCCAAAATAACTAAAGAGGTCAAAGATAAGCTGGAAGATGTGATTACCGCATTACAAAGTTTGCTCAAAGGGAATGAGCAGGCGTTTGAGAACGGTGGAAACATCAAGGATTTGTCTGTTGATGATAGGGAGGACTTAAAAGCTAACCTAAAGATAGGGAAGCTTTTAGCGGAAACGGTTATGCGGAAGCTTAACCAGAAATAATATAATAACTATTTAAGTTGTAATGGACGAAAAATCATTAGAAGAGATTGGAAATGTGCTTGCGGAACGACTTGCCAGCGATGTAAAAGGTGCTGTCAAGGAGGAGGTTGGTGAGCAGATTGAAACTCTTAAAGAAGACATCACAAAAGATGTTGAGGAGAAGATTGCTGAGGTCAAGACCACAGCAGAAGCCACTGGTGCTGATGTAAAGGTTGGTGAAGACGCTAGCTTGAAAGGCGAATTGAGTGGTGCGGAAGTTATGTCTAAATTCATCCGTGGTGTTGGTTTGAATGATGCCGCTTTAGTAGAGGAAGCACAGAAAGGTTCTTCAAAAGCTATGGGCGAATTGACTGGTGCTAATGGTGGGTTCCTTGTCCCAGAAGAATTGATCGCTGAGATTTGGAGAATCCAAGGATTACAGGGCATTGTTAGGTCACAAGCTCGGATAGTCCCGATGGTAAGAGAACAGATGCATGTTAATAGAATCGGAACTAATGTTACCTCCTACTGGGCGGGACATACCGTCTCAATGACGGAAAGTTCTCCAACGATTGAGCGTGTTACTTTACAAGCCGAACTTCTTACTGGTTTAACAATGTTTGAGACAGAGTTACTCCAAGATGAAAGTGCTGGTCTGGTAAGCGAATTGACACAGCTTTTTGCTGAAGTTATGTCTACAGAGGAAGACAACCAAGCCTTTAACGGAACTGGTGCTCCTTTTGTAGGAATCTTCAATGATGCTGATGTAACAGTAGTCGGCATGACAACTGCGGATAATACTTTCGAAGAGTTAATCCCGAATGACTTGCGTAAACTGCTTTACAACATCAGTTCAAAAGCTTTGAAAGGTGCGGCATTTTACATGTCTCCTTATGCTTGGCACTTAATTCAGATTATGACCCAAGACAGTAAATACCTGACTACATTCTCTAACCCTGTATTTAGTAAGGGTGCTTGGACTCCAGAACAGATTACGGATTCTGCTGGAACGATTTGGGGTTATCCTGTATTCTTGTCAGATCAACTTCCTGGAGCTGCCGATACTGCCGCTTCTACGAAGTGGATTATCTTCGGCAACATGAAGTATTTCTTAGTCGGAGATAGGAAAGGAACTGAAGCTAAAGTTTCAGAAGACGGTTATGTATCAAGCACAAGTTTGTTTGAAACTAACCAATCAGCGATTCGTATTACTCGGAGAGTCGCAATGAGTGTTGGTATTCCCGAAGCATTTGCGGTTCTGAGAACTGCAGTCGCTACTTAGTCAATCTTATAGGAGGGGGTGTAAAAACCCTCTCCTTAGGGAGTATATTAAATTGATAATACGATTATGGTTAAAGAGATGAAAGAGACCGAGGTGGTGCGGAAGTATAACGGTAAACCTCTATCCGACAAGCTTAAAAAGCTCGTTAAAGTGTTAGAGGATAGAGGCGTTGATGCTTTCGCAAAAAATAAGTTTCGGGTTCTGACCCAAGCTATATTGGTCGCTGGTGTAAAATATTACCCACATTCCCAAGGACAAGACAGGAATAAGAAAGTGATGGATTTGCCAGCAGATGTAGTAGAAGTTATGGAGCTAGAAGCTTATGGAATCGGTATTGAGGGTGAAATTGGTGAGGGACAAGAGGCTTTTCTTCGGAGAGTGCCTGCAGAGACTCCCTTAGCTTCTCGCACTAAAGCTTTTACAAAGAAAGCGATGAAAGCGAAGTTGGACAAGAAAAGGAAATAGTTATAACAACTTAGACTACGATTATGATTAATCCACAAGAACAAAATCTACATAAGATTGGATACCTTGGGAACATCACTACTGGCTCAGATGGAGATTTAGGTGCTGCCATTGACACTATGGGGTTCCGAAGTGCAGTAGTCCGTCAGATGTTTACATCTTACACAGACAACTCAACTACTGGTGCTGGAGCCTT